AAATTCGTCCTTCCAGTCGCCTTTTTGATTTTGAGCAATCTGTCCGCTGTACTCAATTTCTCCACGTTTCATCTTTTCAGCATGGACGATTCTTGCTTCTGACATTATAATTTCAGATTTTTTCTTATTCTTATAAATCTCTGCACCAGTTTTTAATGCTGTACCAATAATCGACCACGGAAACATTAGTAGATCCTCGTTTTTTTAACTTTACCTTTTAATACTTTACCAGATCCTCTCACTAGTCCTCCATCTCTATACTGGAAATCAAATTTATAAGGAGTAATACTTCTTCTACCTATCGGTAAATTATCTTGTGTTTCTAAAGTTGAATTAATTTTTTGTGTAAAAGGAGTATTAAGATTATCAGTACGGTCATTTCTAACAGTTGGTCTACCCATTGCATCTAAATCTCCAGTTCCTCTTCCAGAAATATATCTTTTATAATCAGTTAAAGTATTTTGAAATCCTTGTTTCCCAGCTACATTTTTTTGAAAATATTCTCTATTTTTTTCAAAAGATTTTTGTCTTAAAGGTTGTATTACATTTATAAATGCAGATCCAGGAACAAAAAATGGAACTTTTCCAACTTGATGAGTGTCTAAAGCACGTTGTCCTATTGCATTTTGTTGTTGTTGTTGAAAATTTCTAGATCGTTGAAGTTGTCTTTGAGTAACAGGAGTTTCTATAGAAGTTCCACTTGGAGTATGAGGATTAGGTCTATTTCCACCACCTACGGTTCTTGAAGGAGACGTAGATTTAGCACTACTAGCGTTACCCATTGCAGCACTTTTTGCTTGACTAGCTGCACTACCCATGTCCATACCGCCACCACGTAGTTTAGTGACTTTTAAACCTTGAGAATCAGGGCCTTTTTTAGGTGGAGGGCCAAATCTTTTTCCTAATCCGCCATTTTTCATTTTTTCAACACCTCTAATATTGCCTTTATTCATTGAAGCATAAAAAACTTTTTCTCCACGCTTAGATCCATACTGATCTTTCATAGATTTCATAATTTTTTTACCTTTTTTGTTCAGTGGCATAATTTTTCTCCTGTTCCATTTTATCTTCTTGTAATTCTATTCTCTTTCTACCAAGTTCTTCGTTTAAATTCAACTTGTCTTCAGCTAAAGTTTGTTGTGCACTGAATTTATTAGTCTCAAATTCCATTTTTTGAGCTTCTTCTTGTGCTTTTCTGTTTATATCCATTGCTCTTAGGTCTAATTCTCTCTGTTTAAGAGCTAAAAGTGGATCTTGGTTTTGTTGAGCAGTAAATTGTTGCTCCATTGCAACTAATTCTTGGACTCTTTGAGCAATTCTTTGTGCCACAGCGTTGTCAAATTCAATTGTAAACGCTTCTTCATCAGTCGATTGCAGTTCTGCCATTCTTGGATCTTGATTAAATGCTTGTAAGATCTCTTGTTTGACTTGTAAAGACACGTGTTCCATTAAATGACCTTGAAGCAATCCATAAATTTGTGGATTCACTTGAACCATTCTTGATGTCATGAATGCCATATGTGCTTGAATGTGTGCTTCATGATCCTGTTGTGGAAATGCTTTAGGAATTATCATCTGTAATGCACCTGTATTTTCAATTGCAGGGTCTAAAGGTTTCGGTGGTTCAGGTGGTGGTTTTAAAATACCACTAATATTTTTTACTCCTAAAGCTTGGTACATTCTTTTGTATGCTTCATGAATGTCATGCATCGCTGGATTTGATTGCGCAAGTTGTAATTCAGCTTGTGCAACCTGTATTCTTTGTGTCATAGAATAAATATCAGGGTCTGCTACTGGTATAACATCCACTCTATCATCAAAGTCAGCTTGTTTAATAAATCTATTTCCACCTACAACATCATAAGGATATTCTGGTGGCAGATATTCAGCGAATACACGTGCTAACATCTTAAATTCTTGTCTCATTGCATAATAACATCTTTTGTGAATTGCAGACATGACCTTCGACCCTCGCTCAAGGATCGCCATTGTAGTTCCAACAGGTGATTGTGCATTCATGTCAGAAACTTTCATGTCAGCAATAGATGCAAATCTTCGTCCAGACTCAACACAGAAGTTTAATAACTGAAATAGTGTTTGATCTGGGCCTTTGAATGGTAAAAATTGAAATTGATCTTTGATGTTTCCGCCAGGAGCATCCACATCTCTAAACTCACCTGGTTGTAATGGTTCTGCATCATCTCTAATTCTTAAACCTCTAGATTTAAATCCAGCAGGTAAATTAGATAAAGTTCCTGCATCGAGTAATTGTCTTAATGCAGAAGTTGCAGTTCTACTTAGTCCACCAATCATATGTATTAAACCAAAACCATAGAATCCAAGTCCTGGTAAAAACTTATAATGGACAAAGAAATTTTTTCTTTGTTTTGTAGGATCATCTTCTCTATAATTTCTGTAGATAGATAAAACTTTTCTAGAGTCCTCATCCACAGTAACTATATAAGGCACTTTGATTCCATCTGGATCTTCATAACCAGGTAAATCTAAGTTTGTATGAACCTCAATTAAATTATATAACCCTCCACGATCCCGTCCGTCATTTGCGGACACACCTTCCAGTTCATAAACTTTCTCTTGGACTTTGTTTTGTTTATAAACTGGTTTCGGTAACTCTATATCTCTATAGAAACCCGAAACTTGTAATTTTCTTAAATCATTTTCTGATGTTTGAATGATTTGTGAAATTCTACTTGCGTCAGATAAATCCGATGCATTGTAAGGAACGACTAAGTCTTCAGCTTTAATAAATCTAGAACAAGCTCTATTCATTACTGGATCAAAATAAACTTTTTTAAATGTAGATCCTGTTAATGGAAGTATAAATAACATTTGATCCATGTCAGGTGTATACTCATCCATTTTATTCATGAGCATGTAGTTCATATAATCTTTAACTCTAGATGCTTGATCTATTTTTTCATCTGTCTGTGCACCAACGACTTCAGTTCTAACGGGTCCGTCTGAAGGGACTAATTCTTTTATTGCTTGTGCTTGAAACTGTGTTGCTGATTCAGCTAACAATGGATGTGTTACTCCAGCAGCACCTAAGAAAGGTCTAGTTGGAGATTCATATTTAAATCCTAATAGATCTAAACCTTTAATATAAGTGTCCACCCATTCTTGTCTTGATCTTTTGTCTTGGTCATAATCTGCTACAAGTTCACTTCCAAGTTTAGCTAGCTCTTGATCGCTAAGTCTTTCTGCTAAGTTTGCATAAAAAGATTCTTCTTGAACTTCTTCAGGAACTTCACCTGCAATTACATTTTCATCTTCATCAAGTACAGTATCCACATCTTCAGGTATTGAACCTGTACCTTGTTCTTCAATTTCTAATTCTTCTCTATTTTCTAAATCTTCTCTTGACATTAGTACATTTTAGTTTTTTTAATTTTATCACTCATAACTTTACCACAACCTTTTGCGATTAAGCCTCCTTGTTTTTTTGAAACAGGTTTTTTTTCTACCATTTGATTAGCAAGTGACTCAGTCATTTTTTCCATAAAACCATAAAACTTATCTGTAAGGTCTTTTGGTTTTTGTGCTATCTTTTTTAATTTTTTTCCAAATTCAATAGCTTTAAGTTTACCTTCAGCTCTATTCTTTTTTTGTCTATCTTCGAATGCTTGTTGTCTTCTTTCTTTTTTAGCGTATTCCATATTTATGTTACCTCCACTTTTCATTCTTAATCCAAATTTTTGTTTTTGACCTTCTAACCCTTTACCCACTTGTCCTGCTTTACCAGTTTCTTCCTGTACCATACCAGAAACATTTGGACTTCCTGTATATTGTTGTAATAATTTATCAATCATTAAAATAATGGTGCAAAGTTAGATCTATCTACCTCTACCAATCCTCCTAGTTTATATCCCTTCATTTTTCCTTTTGAAGATCCATTTAAATCTATTACTATACTTTCGACGAAATTTCTAGGATCATCTGCTTCAAATTTAATTTTTTCTAGAGATGATGTACGGCTAAGATTATCATAAAATTCATCCATTTCGTATTTTTTACTAAAAGCATATCTAGGTACATTTTTCTCTGTATCAAAGATTTTATAAGGTTTTTTAGGGTCTGTATGATATACTTTTCTAGTGGTAAAAGTTGCTCCAATTTCTTTTGCAACATCCTGCATGGCTTTAGGCACTACAGCCATTCCACCTAATTCTTCACTTGGAGCATCAACCATTTCTTCAGGATAATTTATATCTTCTTGTTTTTTCCATTTTCTGTATTTACCCATACCACTTCCATCTTTATTTAAAAAATTTTTTTTATCTGCCCTAGGGTTTAAAAGATCACCAGTTAATTCTCTATTTCCTAAACCATAAAACTGTTCTATTTTTGCTTTATTGTTAGTATTTAATTGAAAAAAATCAGCAGGAGCTAAAGCAATGTATCGTTTATTATTTTTTCTAGCATCATTAATAATACCTTTTATATTTGCTTTGACCCATGTAGATTCATTTCCTAATGGAAAATAATCATAAGACCTAGTAGAGTAATCATACATAGAGGTATTACCGTAACTGTAATCATTTGGTTGTCCTGCTCCTTCTCTTACAGGAGCTCTTCTTAATTCAGATTCTTGTATTTTTAGTTTTTTATTTAATTCATTTAGTTTATCAAATTCAGGTGGAGACAAAGGACGATCCATTGCAATCTTATTATACTGTTGAATTTCATCTAAAGTATCTTGTATTTCTCTTTTCTTAACTCTTAGTCTAATGTTTTTCGAATAAGGATTTCTTCTTGTCATTCCCGTTGGGTCTAGATCCGTTTTTCCACTCCTAAAATCTTTATAATGTGTAGATCCTGCTTTTGTCAAAGTTTGATGAGGATCTGATTGGAGTTCAACCATAAAGTATGTATCACCATAATTGTCCACACCTCTAGTGTCATATCGAACAAAAGTTACTGCATTAGGTTCATTAAAATGAACGGACCATACTTTTTTAGGATTAGAATTACCAGGAATAGGTTCATCTAAATATAAAACTTTTTCTTTGTAATCAAATCCACCACCAGGAAAAGTTCCTCGGTGTCTTGGTGCATCGGTTGCTTTAACGCCACGCTCTGCAATATCGATTGCTTTATCATATTCATCCATTAAAGTTCTTATTAATATTTTATCATTGTCTTTAAATTGATTTAAAACTTGATTTAATTTATTTTTAGTTTGTTTTAAATAACTTAAATTATTTTGATTTGTAGAAAGCTTTGATGCTAAATCATTTATAACTGCTCTATCGTTTTTTAAAGCTGCACTTAATTGAGTAAGATTAGTTCGTTGACCAATATCTTCTATTTCAGTTGTTCTTCTTAAAATTGCAGAATCTAAATCTTTACTTAGTTTAGAAAATGTTGGATAAACATTTAATACTTCTTCTGTATTAATTGGATAATTATAATCTTTAGTTTTTAATCTATAAGCTGGATTAGATTCTAAAGCCGCTAGTATTTCTCCTTTAGTAATTTTTAATTTAGGATTTTCTTTTAATAGACTAAATAAATCTCCACCAACAACTTCATTGCCTTTACCAAAAACTACTAAACCAGAATCGGATAATTCTTCAGTCTTAACTCCTTTGTTTCTTAATCCTTTTAAAAGACCAATCCATTCTTGCGGTGTAGCTATTTCATTAGGTAATCTATTTACTTCATCAAATGCAGCTGAACCTAAAAAAGATTTACTAGTATCCCCTTGATTAGCTTTCAATCCTTTAGCGAACGTTAAAGGTTCTGTTGGAATAGTTAAAGCTTTAGATGAATTTGTTAAAACTTTAGAATTAAAATTATCTTCATTAACTGCTAGTTGCTTATGAGTATCGGCTTTAAGATAATGTCTTTTCATAAGTGGATCTGTTCTTAACGCTGGATCCGTTGCAACCTCTCTATACGCAACTCTTTGTGTTTCAGGTATGTCCATCCACTCACGATAGTTTTCTGCAAATGCTTCTGGTCTTTGTCTATATTCAGGTAAGTTCGCAACAAAATAATTAAAGCCTTCATCTTCCATGATAAGTCTTCTAAAGCTTTCTAAATTGGCTTGTGATTGGGCAGCCGACGGCGGTTGTACTGGTTCCAGCGTCCGTGGGCCACGTTTCGGCATCAATGCACGAATACCTTTTTGTGCTCCTCTAAATACAGGGCCTACTAATGGAATGGTTCCTGCAACACCTAATGCTGTCAGACCTGCATACCCCAACGCTTCAATCGGAGTCATATCTTCATAACCCTCTTCGCCTCTTGCTGCTTTAGCAATTGCTTGTGCATCTTCTAATGCATACTTGTAGGACTGCAGCTCACCGACCACGGGCGTAACATCTCGTGTTATTCCATAAGCGACGTTTTGAAATTTTTTTGTGGCTTCATCTAATTTTTTAGGATCTAGATTTGCAATCTCATCATCTCTTAGAATTGTATTGTAATCAGCCATTTAGTTCTCACGTATAATATTTATATTCTTGCGGTAATCTTACTTCATCTGTAGGCTCATAATCAAAATCAGCTGATATAAAATTACCTTCTCGGTATCTTAACACAGCTTGTGTGGTACTGTCCACGAGGTC